TGTATTGTTGCAAAAAATGAATATATGGATATATATAATGACAATAGGGAAAAATATAAAAATAAATTAATAATTACCATTAATTAAAACTAAAGGAATGGGAGCTTGAAATGGCTGAACCTACCCAAACTAATCGAGAGGACATTATCAAGATTAACGGAGAGCTACAATTGATTCATCAGAAGCTGGACAATCACATTACACACATGAGTGCCAAGATTGATATTATTTTTAAGATTGTATGGACTATATCTTTTATGGTATTAGGCTTATTATTAAGAATAATATATACAGCAGTTATATAAGGAGATGTTATGGAAAAACTAAAAGGAATGTGGAGCAATATGAAAACATCGCTAAAGATTTTTATCATCGTAGCGGTGTGTATTCTTGTCTTTGCCCTAGTTAATAATATTTTTAACTAATGCTCGGAACTTTGCTGGGGCTATTTGGCGGAAAGTCTGGTGGCGGACTGCTAAAGGCTGGTCTCAAGGTCATAGATGAACTTTATGAATCTGAAGAGGAGAAAACCCAAGCAAGGATGACACTAGCCGCTATTGAGGCTAAACTTAAAGAAAAACAATTATCAATAAATATTCAAGAAGCTAAACATTCAAGTATTTTTGTGAGTGGCTGGAGGCCCTTCATCGGCTGGTGTTGTGGTATTGCAATCGCATGGCATTGGATTGGTGTCAGCATTTTGCAATGGATCATAACTGCTACTGGATCTGAAATTACCTATCCTACTTTTGATTTATCCCAGATGTATCCTATTATAATGGGTATGCTTGGTTTAGGTTTTGCCCGTACTTACGAAAAGAAACAAAAAGTGGATGATAGACATTGATTAACTATGATTGACTATGATCCTTTAAAGAATAGAATTAAATCCCACGAAGGTTATCGTGATACAATTTATTTAGATACAAAAAACTTTAAGACGATAGGATATGGACACCTTTGCAGAAAGGATGAGGTATGGATAGAAGATAAGCGGTATTCTAGGAAGGAACTCGAAAAGGTATTTGAGTGTGATTTTCAGAAAGCAGTTAGTCAAACTGATGCTTTGCTGAAGTCGAGACTAAATGTTACAAGTAATTCTTTTAACAAGGATGCGTACTTTGTGTTGATTGAAATGACATTCCAGCTTGGAATAGGAAATTTAAAAAAATTTAAGAGAATGATCTCTGCCCTTGAGAACCGAAATTGGCGGTTGGCATCAAAAGAAATGGTTTCTTCCCGATGGGCAAATCAAACTCCGAAGAGAGCAAGATTTTTGGCAAATATCATGGCCGAAATAAATAAAGAAAAATCAGCAGAAGTATAAGGGGAAGTGCAGAAATGAAATATCATGCAAGTCCTCATTATTGGTGATTCACATATAGATGATAGCCAAAGTTTAGACAGATTTACTGCTCTTGGTAATTTCATCATAGATGAACAACCCGAATACATCATATCCATAGGCGATTTTATTACCCTTAATTGCCTTTCTGCATGGGATAGGGATAATAGGGCCACTCTAGAGAATAAACGATACTACAAGGAGGTTTTAGCGGGAAATAAGGCAATGAATCTGCTGGAACTTCCAATCAACAAGTATAATAAAAACAAGAGAAGTAGGAAGTATGAACCTAAAAAGTATTATCTTATGGGAAACCACGAAGATAGGCTGACAAGATACCTCATTAAAGATCCTACTTTTGAAGGACAAATCAGCATCGAAGCCAATTTAACCCTTAAAAAAAGGGAATGGCGTGTTGTACCATATAAATCTCATATCAATATTAACGGCATATCATTTACCCATATCCCCATTTCAGGAAATGGTAGTCCAATTTCAGGGGTTAATGTATGTAGGAAGGCACTCAATCTATACTCTAATTCGGTCATATTTGGACACACACACCAGTTTAATGTCGAGAACATGTTTAGGCATGGGGCAAAGCATTTGATCCAAGCATTGAATGTAGGATGCTTTTTTGAGCATACCGATCCCTATATAGAGGGGGCAGTAACACACTATTGGCGGGGTATTATTATATTAAACTGTGTAAGAAGAGGCCAATTCGACCTTGAAACTATTTCTCTTCCTTCTTTGAAGAAATTATATCTCTAACTTTTTTAAGATAAACTATAGCATCCCACAATTCCTCAATCGCATCATCTATCCACTTTGGTGTCGGTTTCGTAGATGTTACCATAGTATTATTAAACTTTTGTATGCCTTTTTCTGATCTTTCGGCAAATTTATTAAGCAATCCTTGAACTAATGGATCTTTTGTAAAAGCAAAGGGGCGTACTATGTTGTTACGCCCCTCGCCTTTACCTTTGTCATCCATGATTAGAAGGTTATTCCCATAAAGTAATCACAAAAACCACTAACAGAGCAGTAATGTTGGCATCTAACATCCTCCCCTTTGCGAAAGACAAGTTTACAGCCTTTGCCTTCCACTAGTCCTTCATTTTTTAAATACTGAAGAGCTAACTCCTTTGTATCTAAAACTCGCTTGGCAGTTTTCACTCCATCTTTATAGACAGCCCACTTATCACTTCTTGCCCACCTTTCAGCGGGGGTACACAAAGGCAAACTCTTGGATCTCTCTGCATCTTGATGAAACTTGATCCTAGTCTTTATGTAGGATTCTTGCTCATCGGGTGTCCACCTTCTGATCGGGATCATTACTACTTGGTCTTTGGGATAATTATTGCTTCTCTGTACTCCGTGCTTAGACCAATCTCTAGCAATGGCTAGGATGTTCAAGGATCGAACCTTAATTTCCTTGCCGTGCATCGTCAGTTCCTTTTGGTTTTTACGGCAAAGAAAATCAAGAACATTCAACTGATTATCCCATTCAGATTTTCCCTCTTCCAATGCCCGTAAAATTTGCCAAACAGATGTAACCTTAAAATCCATCAGCCTTCCTTCTTTTTCAAGAAGATCAAACTGACCGCTTAAAGTCCACTCATTAGTAATGTCATTATCCCTATAATACAGCCTTCTTTCAGCAATATCCTTATGACCTCTCTTTGATCGTTGAAGGACATGATGAACATTCGTACCTAGAAGGGAAAAGATTTGATCGGAAACATCCTTCTCCAACAAATCCCAATTCCTCAATTCCAACACCCTAATTCTAGGCGGTTGAATGAGCCTTGTAACTGTAATGTTAGAGCCTTTCGGCTGATAAGGATCATTGCTGACCGCCCTTACAATAGATGCGGGAAGATTGTTTCTATTGGTGTACTTCATTAGAATGGTATGTCATCTAGATCTTCATCCACACCAGCAGATTCCGTTCCGTTATCTTCCTTCTCAATGCCCTCAAATTCCTTTGCCCTTAAAATTATATTCCTAATGCCTTCGGACAACTGATTAAAGGCTTCCTTCTTGCCGTTCTGATAGTCATCAACAGCAAACGATAAGGAAGGGGTAATTTGTTCGGCTATTTCCGTACCTTTTGGCAAAGGCATAAGAGAACCGACCTTGCTCTTTCCGTTATTTCCCTCAATAACATTCAGCATACAAGTAACACCGAGTAGTTTGGTAATGTCAAAGCCTTGCTTTTCCTTTTCAGTAAAGGCACGGCCTCTCCAAGATGTTAAATCTATCCCTAGATTAGATTTTTCGTGAAGAGATAGAGTATAGAATTTACTTATCGTTAATGGTTCAGTAGTATCTTCCTTTAATTCCGAAGGTAATTCCCAAATTACCAGAACTTGCCTTCTCCAACTGATTTCCCCATTAAAGTTTGATTGTTGCGTACCAAGATCAATTACCTTGATGCAACGGGCAGAATAAGTACCAGCCTCAACTTGCTTGAAACCACCGCTTCCGCCCCCACTAGCTATTATGCTTGTCATATTTTACTCCAATTTTAACTAAAGTTAATCACTACTATACCCACCATGCAAGATCAAGTATTATGTTGAAAAAGGTTAACATTTCTGTTAGTCAATAGCTGTGGAAAAGAAAACATTGGCACAAAAAAGACGAGATGAGATAGTAACTAGATATGGTGGTAGAAACCTTGCCCGTATGCTAGGTATATCCCATCCCGCAGTTTCAAAATGGAAGAAAATTCCACCATTTAGGGCTTTTCAGATAGCAAATTTGGGTGATTATAAAATGGAGTATATTCGCCCAGATTACAACTTTACGCCTATGCATTAGGCGAGTTGGAAACGGGGAAAAAACTTACATAGGATTTCCTCCAATGAAAATCCCCGTTTTCCAACGATCCTTTATGGCAATCGCATGGCATGGCTATGGCATTGCTAGAAAATCGCATTGCGATCTTATCCCCTTCTACTTCCTTCTTCACCTTCACCTTCAGCTTCAGTTACAACTCCAATTTCACACAAGATAGCACTAGACATTGTTCTCAACTTTTGTTAAAAAAAATATAAATTAACTTTTGTTAAGAAGGGGAATCTTATGTATATTGACAAACTTGAAATTCTTTCAATGGGAACGAAATACATTAAAAATAAGAAAAAGAAAAACCAAGTGATAAATCATCATTGTTGTACGGATGGTATTATTTTAAAAAAAATTATACCGCTTTTAGATGCCTATGATGATGCACACCATGAAAATGCAAGGGATGTAGAGATAACTGTTAAATTTATACATTCATCTGAATGAGAAGATCAAAATTTGACGAGCAAAGCCCCGCTTTCCAATTTTATTGTAGTGATTGGATTAGTGATCCTAGAAGGTTGAAAATGCCACTAGAATCACAAGGGGCTT